TGTTGTCATTTGTTTCTCCTGTCCTTGGCGACACCGTCACCGTAAACAATTGTTAACACGATGTCAAGCATTAGAGAACGCGGGTGGAGCCGGGGAGAAACCAACAACCCCACCCGCTAGCCGTCACCGTATCCAAGCGTTGACAGCGTCCTACGGCTTAGGTAAAGCGCGCCACGCAGCTTCAAAATCCTTAGCCGACTCCCAAGTGTCTTCAATCTCTACGTGCAGCCAGGAGCCGCCTTTGCCTGCGGACTCTTTAGCGTTGCGGTATTCGACAACACCTTTTTGACCTTCGCCGCGGCTGCAGCGGTAGCCCCTGCCGAACTCGCCGAAGCGGTAGTCGTGGATTTCGGCTATGCGTAGTTCCGCGGTGTGCTCGAGAAGCCACTCCCACGCTTCTAGAGCGGTTCTACGGCCTGCTCTGGTACTTGGATACCCAATGTCGCAAGCCCAGCCTGTGGCGTGGACTGAGAGCGCCCCTTTGGCGTAGGGGTTGCGTACGGCACGGTTTACGTAAATGCCGAGATTGGTGAACCCCCAGCGTTTGTTGCAGGCCTTGACGAACCACACAAGAACGGGGCTGGATTTGCCGCCGTTGTATGCCGGGTAGAACGGGTATTTACGCGTCACGCGTCACCGCTCTTGGATTTGGAGATCATAATGCGTAGGTCTTCGGTGCCTGATGCGATGACGGCCCAAAGTTCGTCTTGTGACGGGATTACGAACTCGATGGGTGTCGTGTGTTTTTGAGTGGCTAATCCGTTGTTGGTCGTGACGTCTGCGCCACCAATGTAAACAGTGCCGTTGCCGGTGACGTGGACGTAAACAGAGCGTGTGCTGTCGGACTTGGCGACAATCTTTGACGCGGTCGGCGTGATGGTGTAGGTGCTGCTGATCATTGGTTGCGTCCGATGGTGGGGTCGCTGGGGTTTGCCCAGCGCATGATTGGTGGGATGGCTGCGGCCCAGAGTGCGTGGAGTGTGGATTTCCAGTCGTTGGTTGCGACCCATACGGGTAGCGCAGCGGCGACTAGGGCGCGGGCGTAGGAGTTGAGTGCGGCTTGGGCTTTGGGGTTCATTTGTGGCCTTTTAGGTGGTCGCGGAATAGGTCGGCTAGGTAGTCGAGTTTGCGGGAGTTTTCGCCGTGGTCGCGGTTGTTTTGTCGGCGGGTGACTTCAATTAGGGCTACGACGATGGTGAAGCCGCCACCGATTAAGGCTACGAGAATGGTGTCGGACATTGCTAATCCCTGTATCCGTAGACGCGGATATTGCCACCCGTCATTGTGTCGCCCACTTTTGAAATAGTAAAGCCCGTAGAAGAAATTGTGTTGGAGTTAAGCAATTGAGCGTTATACCCGCCGTTGCCTGATTGCGAAACAACGTATCCACTCGTCACCGTTGCCTTTTGTGGGTTCACTAATTCAATAATGGCGTGAGTGTAAAAATTGGTCGCAACGTTTGCTGAAAGTGTCCAAACGGCTGCCGCCGCGGGGTTGAAGTTAGTAAATGCGCCTGCCCAAGCAAAATAATTACCTGCGTTGTAATACAAAGTTGTTTGACCGTTTAGTTGCATTTGGTGTGATGCCGTGCCATTGGTCGTTGTGTTTTCAATAACGATTCGGTAGTTCTGATAATCAGCCGAAAACGCATTGTTAACGGTCACGCTCGTGTTGCCTGTGCCGATAGTGATAACGCCGTTAGACGCCGTAGCCGCCGTACCACCCGCGCTAGTCACCGTACAACCAGTGACACGCCAAAGGCCGACAGCGTTCATATCTGCAGCGCCAAGCACATCCCCCGCAGCAAAAACCGGATAACTCATACCAATACCTTACTTTCCTTCAATAAAAAGAACGAGAATCATGGGTAACCCAACCTGTTCGTGTCAAGAACACCGAACGTGGTGCTGTCAAGCGTAAACGGCTGACCCAAAGACGGCGACATGTAAACAACCAGACTGGCCTTTTCAACATCAAACGTAGCGTTAAAACCTTGAATAATGCCCGTCACCGTAGATCCGCGGAACGTCACAGAGGCTTCTTGACCAATTGCACAAAAACTGTCTGTGCTGTCCGCCAGTTTGACAAGGTTCATGCAGTTGGCAGCGACAGTGGTATCTGTTGAAATGCGATGCGGCACAGCTGTTAACTGGCCCGATAGCAGACTGTACAAATAATTGGCTAACGACAAAGCGTCCGCTGTGGAGTTGCTATAAGTGTCGTAAACAAGGGTATTCAGATTGTTTGTGCCGCTAACCGTTTGCTCTGCGTATGCGGTTGGTCGCACCTGCACCTTGTCAAACGTGGTCTGAGCCGACGATAAATACTCAATCGATTTAAAACGCTGCCCGGTACCCGTGTCGCCAAACGCATAGTTTTGGCTAAAGTTTCTACCAATTTGGTATACAAACACCGCGTTAAAAATCTTTGGAGACGTTAAACCTAAACGGTTCATATCCCAGTCGTCCATAACGTATTGACCAGTTCGTAGGACTGTGTTCATTGCGTCTAATGCGGAACTTTCAGCCGTAAACGCGGACGTGTTTACATTTGTGCCGATAAAACCTAAGCGGAGCGATAATGCAGCAAATGTGATTGTTTGCATTGCCACAGATACATCCTGTGAAAGTTCATTCAAATTAACCTGGACTTGTCCAAGTTGCCCTGTCGTGCCGCTAGCGGTCACAACAATACGGTCGGCAGGTGCGTAACCAGTACCAGAATTGTATGGCATCCCGTAAACACGCTGGACGTCTGTGATGCGGCCTGAAAAATAGCACGGTGAATTGCTGGTGTTTGCGTCGCGTACGTCAAGGTATTGGCCAATCGCTAACGGCGTCGCATAACTTGTCGCAGGAATTAACTCGATGACGCAACTGCTGGCTGGAAAATTGTCTTGGAAGTATTGACGGCCGCGAGCAATGTTTACAGATTGCACCCCTGTAAGGGTTGTGTATGTGCCTTCTAGGGTAGTGGCGTAGTTGACGGTCGGCGCTGTGTACGGCATTTAGGCGCTCACTCTGATAGGCACAGATCCGTTTATTTGCATGTAGCGGCGCAAAGCGTCGACTACTTGTTGTGGGTCTCCACCGTTTACGTGGATGGTGACGTTGTTGCCGCCCATACCGAACTCGCCCATGCGGCTTAACGGGATAACCGCTTCAGGTTCGCCACCTTCACCCACCATCGCCAATGTTGGGGCCGTGACAATGCCGCCCTGAGCGAGCGCAACAATACGCGAGTCGGCTAATCCGCGTGTGGCGTCTTCTTCGCCGAGACGGCCAATGTTGATCTTGCCAATGCTGGGGATGTCTTTGCCGGGCTTCACGAGATTGATGCCACGAATAACCAAGTTGATAGCGGTAGCCCACGCGTTAACCATGAACTCAAAATAGGACGCGATGCCGTTTACAACGGATCGAACGACGTTGCGAAACGTCTCAAACTTGTTATAAGCGGCAATCACGCCAACGACTAGGAGCGCAATGCCGGCCGCAATCGCTGAGAACGGGTTAAGTGCCATAGCAAGGTTTACAGCCATGATGGATGCGGCGATAGCGGCAATGGCTCCGGCAACAGTCAAAAAGAGCGTCGGGTTCTTAGCGGCCCAGTCGGCAAACTTCGTCAAGTACGGAAGTACCTTTTCGAGTGCTGGGAGCAGTGCAGCACCGATGGACTCTTTTGTCTCGGAAAACTGCAGCGACATACGCTTGAACTGTCCTGCAGCGGTATTAGCCGCATCGGTAGCCGCGCCACCCGTCGTCTTGGCCAGCATCGACATAACTTCCTCAAATGACGCGCCGTCCTTAATGAGGTCACGGTATTCGGGAGCCAGTTTGGTTAGTGCGGTCATGTTCCCGCCGTAAGCCTTCTCTAAAGCCGTTACAACGGTGTTTAAGGGCTTTCCAGTGGCGGTGGCTATGTCCATAGCCTGTGTGGCTAGTTTCTGTGCCTCAGTAACCGAACCAGTGGCCTTAGCCAACTTGGCAAGCGCAGGACGCAACTCATCATCGGCGACACCCAACAACTGGCCCTGAGTGCTGATCCAATCCTCGGTGGACGCAATCTGAGCGTCGGTCGCCCCGGTGGTTTTGCGCAGGTTATTAGCGAGCAGGTCTTGCGCTGCGGCATCCTCAATAGCACCTTTTGTGGCGTCGAATAATGCTGCACCGACACCAGCCAACGCGGCGGCTGCAGGCACTGCGGCTTTCTTAATGGCAAACTGGGCTTTCTTGCCAGCTCCTTCAAGTTGTGCGAACTCCTGCTTTGCTTTTGCAATGCCACTACCGTTGAACTCAGCAATAATGGGAATACTGATAGCCACTAGCGCAACTCCTTGTTTACACGGTCAATCACTTCGAGAACCGCTTTCTGCATTGCTTCGCTAACTTCACTTTGCTTACTGTAGAGCGCAGGCCCTAGCACGCGTGTGCGACCCGGCAACAATGGCCCAAGAGCGTCGCCTAAATCGTTGCGGTTAGCGCGTCCAGCCGACTCCAGAATCGCAGTTCCAGCGTCACGTTGCTCCAGCAAAATAACCGCCGTTTTACGACGATCACCTTCGACTTTTACCTTGAGACCGTTTTTGGCTTTGTTCAAATTAAACGGTAGCACTTTGCGACCGCCCACGGCTGGGCCAGCCCACGTGCGCGACACACCTTGAACACGGCTTATACCCCAACCAACAAAATCGTAACGACGTTGTGCTTCTTGAATAGCGGGCTGGGCAATCTGCGTTGCATCAGATGCAAACTGTTTACGCAAGCCCGGCTCAATCTTGTTCAGCGAACGGACAGCCTCCTTAGCACCCACCATGTCGGTTCTAATGCTTGCGGCCACGTTTCGCTTCTTTCGCTTGTTCTTTCAACACATCGATGACCGTTACTAGGTCTTGCGTGTCGAACTGTATTTCTTTGGGCCAGTAACCGACCGCAACCAGCACCTCGGCTAGTTGTCGGGAGTAACTGCCCCGTCTGAAGGGTTTACGGCTTCCTCGCTCACAATGTCAATACCGTCAAGTTTTTTCAGGTAATCGTCAAATGAGATAGGCACCGGGATGTTCTGTTGTTTACACGACTCGAACGCTAAGAACGCTAAATGTTCAAGCGCGATGCCTTGTGCAAGGTCTGACGCGCGGATCTTGAACTTGCGCTCCATCGCCACGACTGTAAACAGGTTGGTCGTCACTTCGTAGGCGTTGCCGCCTGCTTCGGTGACTTGCAGTTTTATTTTCATGTGTTTCTCCCTAACTGATGTTTACGGTGCTGTGACGTCGCGCGCCCAAGTGCCACCGACAAACGTCAAATCCACAGAAGCCAACTCACCAACGGTGCTGTTGATTACTGGGGCGTTTGCAAGCATTGCACCTGTAATGGTGTACTCAGGGTTAGACGCGGACTCGGTTGTGCCTGATGGGCTAATCACCAAAGTAGTTGAGCCTTGACCGACAGCTGCTGCAAGCATTGGCTCGACTTCGCCTGTGCCGTAAGACAAGAACAAGGTCATTGTGACCTCAACGGACTGAAGACCGCCAACGTACTTGTGGCCAGTGTCGCCAAAAGCGGTGGACTCAAGTTCGTCCTGACCGATGGTCAAAGTGAGTGCAGTGCATTGGTCGGACACGTCGTAGGACGTTGCGCCCTGCGTAATGTTTACAGTTGCATTGCTAAGGAAGGTTGTTGTTGCCATTGGTGTCTCCTATTGGCGTTTAATGGCCACACG